ACGCTGTTGCCCATGGTGGCGGTGTCGGCCTGCAGGCGCGGTGCCACGAGAGGCTTCGAGCTGTCGCGGAACCGCGGCATGGCCTCGTCAATGACCGCCTTCGATCGCTCGCCGAACGTCTGCTCGGCTGCCTCGCGCGGGAGTTGGCCAGTCAGCACCTGGTTGCCGATCTCGTCGTGCAGATCGCGCAGCTTGTCCTGCGTCTCGTGCAGCGCCGCACCTTCCTGCGCGCGCTCGACGGCGTCGGCCTGGGCCTTCTGGCGCTGCATCTCGTCGTTGGCAAGGCGCGTCTCGGCCGCAACCATGTCCAGGCCGATGTTCGTCGCAACCCGCCCGCCGGCCTCGAGCGCCTGCGCAGTGCCAGCACCGAACGCACCGGCCGGCGTGGAGACTTGCGGCGCGCGGCCCGGGGTGCTGTTGCCGAAGTTGCCGAGAGAGATTCGAGCCATGCGTCAGCCCCTGGGAATCTTGCGCGACTCGACCGGCGCAGGCATCTGCGTGCCGGAGAAGCCTGGGCCATTGGAGCGCCAGCCGCTCGCCTTGGCATAGCTGCCACCGGCCGACAGCAGGGAAGTGAAGGCACCGATGTTGCCAGCGCGGCGCGCGTCACGCCCTGCCCGGCGCTGGTTCTCGGCCTCGCGCAGGTAGGCGGACGACTGGCGCTCGCCGGTCAGCAGCGCCATGTACTCGTCGCGGGAGGCGTCTTCCATGACCTGGCGCTCGGCATCCAGTGCCGAGCCCTCGCCGATCTTGACCCCGGAGGCGACCACGCTCGACAGGGTGTCGCCACGCTGGCGCGCGCCGGCCCGGCGGATGTTGAAGGCCTCGGCCTCAGCGTTCGACCGCGCTACGCCGGCTTGATACTCGGACTCGCCGGCCATGGCATTGGCCTGCGCCTGCTGCGCTTTGCCCTGCTGGATGCTGCCGACTGCCGAAGCAGTGGCCGCGATCATCGTGATCGGATCACACATCAGGCGCGCCTCCACATGAACTGTCGAAAATTCTCGCCGGGACCGACACGTCGATCCGACACGTCGAAACCGAGCCACTGGATGAACTTGATGGCGTCCTCGTTGTCGGCGTGCACCATGTTCGTCAGGATCGGGAACTCGGCCCGCATCTGCGCCACCACCTTGCGCGCCAGCCTGGCCACAGCCACGCGCTCGGCTTGCTCCAGGTGCACCGTCGACAGCATCCAGGGAATGCCGATCTCGTTGCCGGGCAGCGGGCGCACGCCGTACATGAACACCGGCCGGTCGTTCCACTGCGCCTCGAATGACCAGCTGCACGCCGGCAGTGCCTCGGCCAGCATCTCGGCAGGGTCATCCACCCCGGCCGCGTCGAGTTCTGCCTGGTCGGCATCGCGCAGCGACAGCGCGCAACGCACGATGCGATCGGGGGTGAGCGTGTGGACGGTCAGCATCAGCCGTTCACCGTGTGTTTGCGAATGACGCCGAGCAGGTGCCACGGCAGAGGCTGGTCCTGCACGACGGACACCTCGGCCACGCCTCGGTCCCATCCCAGCTTCGAGATGCGCAGCAGGCCTGTGTACGGCTCCGGCGCGGCGTCCAGGATGTCGGGCCCGAAACGGCGGAAGGGAACGGTCTGCTCACCGCCCTCGGAGTCGACCACCTTCGCGCCGATCGTGTCGAGGAAGCGCATCGACAGCTCAGCCGTGCGCGCGGCATTTCCCTGCGCCGAGCCTTCACCGGTGCCGAGTTCAGGCGTCAGCAGCGTGCCCTCGGAGCGGAACGGCAGCCCGATGAGCGTGCGCTTCGATGCGCGCGGCAGGGTCAGTGCACCGATGCCGTCCGTGGTGAACGTACCCATGGGCGAGCCATCGGCCACGACGGTCACGACGGTGTTCGCCAGGTGCGCCACCGTGAACGCCGTTTGCCCGGCCGGGTTGTCGATCACCACGCCGCAGTCGACCGTGCAGCCGTAGACCGGCCCGTCAGTCGTCACGCTCGGGTGCATCGGCTCGAAGGTGCCGTCGAATCGCTCGATCAGCCGCACGGTCGCGCCGTTGATGGTGCGCCGCACAATGGCCCACACTTGCTCGCGGTCGCCGTTCGGGATCGCCGACACGCACTCCACGATGCCGTCAGTTTCGTGCAAGGCCCAGCCGATCACGCTCGGCTGCTGGTCGCGGTCGATGGTGCAGGTCATGAACTTGCCATCGGCGCGCACGACCCACAGCATCAGGTCTGGCTCTTGCTGGTAGGCCATCCACTGCACGCCGGACTTCGTCAGGTGCTCGGCCAGCGCGGTGATGTCGGGGGCCTTGTAGCTGTCGAACTCGTAGCGCCAGCCGATGGAGCGGATCTTGCGGCCAGCGCGCTGCACGAACATCGTCTCGTCGCCGATCTGCACCGGGCGGACCTGCGCGCAGCCGTGGTTTTTCTCTGGCACCACGCGCACGTTCGTCGGCGTGATCGGCTTCTCGATGCCGCTGCGCATGCTGAACTCGCCGGACTCTGTCAACACGACCAGGTCGCGGGCGCTGGTGACGTAGCTGATCGCCGACGCTTGGTCGCTGTCGATCGTGAACGAGAATGCCAAGTCGTCGGTCGTGCCGAGTTCGAAGTCCAGCGGCTCGGCCAGGCGAGAGCCCCACACGGTCAGCGGGTAGAGGCTGGTGCCTGCGGCGATGAGGCGCTGTTGGTGCACGGTGCCGGTCCGCGGGTAGCCGACATACGGACCCCACACGGCATACTCGATCGACCAGGCCAGCGAAGGCGCGGCGACGGTCGACGTCAGCTCGCGGATGATGGTGGCGTTCGCAATGAGTGCCGACGTCAGCGACGTGATCTTGCACAGCCCGCCGTTGAGCCGCACCATCGCGCCGACGTCGGTTGAGCGCCAAGCGTCCGCCACCGCGGTCAGCGTGATCGTGGCGCCGAGCGGATCCTTCGCGCTGGCCGTCACTTGGGTCTGCGGGCTGCCCTGCAGCGTCCAGAATGGGAACGAGGCCGACGAGAATGCGCGCGTGACTTCGACGGTCACTTGCGTGGCGCTGGTGTAGCCGGTGATGACTGCGATGCCGGAGCCGTTCGTCTCGAGCAGGCCGCGGCCAACGTCTGAGGCCAGGAACGTGCCGGCCGGGCCGGTGACTGTGCGGCCCACGCCGACAGTCGTCAGCGAGATGGCCAGGAACCCGGCGCCAATGAGGCCGGTTTCGGCGAACGGAAGCGTGGTGAACGGTGCCGGACTGAGCACCCACACGCCGGACGCGAACCGCTGGATGCGCTGGATGGGACTGTCCTTGTGGAACAGCCACATCGTGCTGCCGGACTGCGCGTACTCAACTTGCGCGACGGCGCCTGCGATGTAGGGCGATGCCATCGTGACCCCGGCCGCCGTGCCGTCGTCGTTGTAGACCGTGACCAGGTTGGCAGAGAACTCCAGCTGCCAGGCCTGATCGCGTCCGACGATGAAGGGGATCAGCACGGACTCGAGCGGATTCGACGCTACAGCCGTGCCGACATGCAGCGACCCCTCGCGCATCTTGAGCCCGCCCGTGATGACCGGGTGGCAGTTGCGCGCCTTCTTGAGCGCGGTGCCGTAGCGGTCGATGTCGGTGCGCCCCATGGCGCGCGGCGAGATCTCCCCGCCAGCGAATGACGTCTGGTTGAGCGTGACGCGCGGCATGCGTCAGCTCCGACCGGAACCCAGGAACCGAGCCTCGTACAGCGGGTTATCTCCCAGCTGCTCCGGCGTGTCGTCCTGGCCATCCACTGCTCGAGCGCGGCGGATCAGCATCGCGGCCTTCTGTGCCATCGTGTCGACCATGGATGCCGACTGCGTGATGGCGTAGGCCATGCGGTGAGCCATCTCGGCCACCAGCACCTCGACCAGCATCGTGTCGTAGGTGGCCGGGTTGTCGTTCTTGAAGACGTACCGCAGGTAGCAGGGATTGTCGTCGCACAGCAGCTTGCGGCCCTCGATGCGGAACTCGCCCTCGCGGCCCATCTCGCCGATCGACAGCGCCTTGAGGAAGTCCTCGGGCAGCGTGTAGGCGTAGGACCAGTCGAACGCAGGCGCGGTGACGTCGGGCGCCAGCGCCACGCGCTTGATCGCGCAGTTCCACGGGTGCGAGCGCAGGATGGAGTCGCGCACCACCGGCCACAGGTTGGAGGCCAGCGCCGCCCGATCTTGCGCCTCGTCGAAGCTGGCGATCGGTCGATCGCCGAGCATCAGCAGTGCATTCGAGCAGATCGAAACCGCGGTCGTCATGCGTCAGGCTCCATGAAAAAAGGGGACCGTCTCCGGCCCCCTTTGAAACAACCCACCCGGGAGAAAGAGGTGGGCAACCGCTCAATCAGGTCGCAGCCGGCGCGATGTAGTGGATCTCCACCTCGGCCTGCGCGTTGTCGGTCGGGTTCGCCGCGTTCAGCGTCGCGTAGACCTCGCTGTCCTGCGTGGTCGTGTAGGCCACACCGGCAGCGAACAGCGAGCCGCCGTCCAGTTCCTTGACGCCAGCAGCAGCCACGTCGAGCGAGGCGGCGATGCCGTCCACGTCGATCACGGTGCTGGCAGCGTCCAGGGCGCGGATGCCGACGTGCATCGTCACCGAGGCGCCAAAGATGCCGTGGGACAGGCGGCCGGAACGCAGGATGCGCGAGCCCTTCGGGATCACGATGCCGGTGTTCCAGGTGTCGTTCTGCGCCCAGGCAGCCACGGCCGGCGTCGTGGCGACAGCGACCGAGATGCGGCCATGATCGAACGGCGAGGCCTTGACCTTCGGGGAACCTTCCAGAGCCGCCAGTTGACGGGAGTCGAATTCAGCCATGATGTTGCTCCTTGAGGTTTAGGCCGCGGTGAAGTCGATGGCGACGACCTTCTTCTCGTCCTGACGCGTCGCGCCGAGAGAGAGCCAGCCGTAGACCTCGGTCGGGTGACCGCGCTTGGCCTTGTTGGTGTCGACGTCGGTGCGGACGTCGATGCCGGTGCCGAACTGCACACCGGACTTGCACCAGGCCACCGTGCGACGGTCCGTGCCGCCACCGGCGCCCACGTCCAGTTGCTCGTACGGAATCCAGGTGAAGCCGCACCAGTTGCTGGCGACCTGGCCGGCCTGCAGCATCTGCGTGGCCATGAAGTCGGCCGACGTCAGCGTGGTGTCGGCCAGCAGCTGGCGCACCATGGTCGAGTTGTAGGCCATGTACAGCTCTTCGCCGTTCATGGCGTCCGCCTCGTTGGCACGGAACAGCGCGACCGCGGTCAGGATCTTGGTCTTGGTGAAGCCGGTGGCACCCGCGAGGATGATCTGGCCGGCGGGCAGCGCGGTGCTCGAGACGGCGCCGCCTTCGGTCGTGCGGGTCAGCGAGCCATCGAGCAGCGCCCGATAGATCGTCTTGTCCTTACGACGGTTGGCAGCGGCCACCAGCAACTCGCTGTACTTGAAGGTCGGGTCCGCGGTCAGCTTGGCCAGGTCGAAGCCATCGACCACCAGCGGGCCGATGTCGTAGTCCGCCATGTACGCGATCCGCGTTTCGTGGCTGACGTCCTGTGCCGTCTTGTCCTGGTAGCGGCCGGTGACTTCGCGAGCCTCGACCAGACCGAGGTTGTTCGTGGTGAAGCTCGAGCCGGCGATCATGCCGCGATCTTGGACGCGGCCCTGGAAGCGGGACTCTTTCTGCTGCAGCGCGTGCAGGAAGGTGTCGTGGAACTGCTGCTTGAATGCAGTGGTGATGGTCGGAGAGGTGGACATGATCCGTTCCTTGTGTTGGGTTCGAATCGCCGGTTCGCGGGTGTCCTCTCGGGCCGCAGTTCAACGGGGGCGCATGGCGTTCTGCGATCTCGTCGGGCTGTTCCGGTATCCGGCAGCCACGCCGGGCGGATGGCGGCAATGTGCAACCACCCGCCCGGAGAAATCTCTACAGGTCAGCGCGCGCCGTAGCGCTTGGTGTAGAGGGTCTGCACCTGAGCCACGACGCGGGCATGGTCGGCGTGCTTGCCGTCCATGTACGCAGGCGATGCCATCAGCGATTCGAGCGTCTGCTGCTCGCCGCCGGTGAGGCCGCCCTGCACCGAGGTGTCTTCCTGCAGTTCCTTGCCGATCTGCGCGGTCAGCCACACGAAGTCGGGATCGTTGCCGAACTTGGCCTCGATCCGCGCCATGCGGTCCTTGTCGCCGTTGGTGAAGGCGGCCACCGCGCGGTAGCTCTCGGCCAGGCCGCGCTCCATCTGGTCGTCGGTGACCCAGTCCTTGCGCAGCTGGGCCTCGCCGGCCTCGGGGGAGTTGGCCAGTGCCATGCGCGCCTGATACGACTCGAGCACGAAGGACACATCGGCGTTGCTCATGCCGCGGGCGTGCGCCCCCTTCAGGAAGCCGGAGAACAGCGGATCGGCCTTGAGCGTCTCCATCGTCAGGCCCTGAGGCAGCGTCGGCGCGTAGTCCTCGGGCGTGGCCGGCGGTGCGTCACCTGCGCCGAGGCGCTTCTCCAGGTTGGAGTGCCCTTCGCTCCACTTGGCCATCGACGCCTCGACGTCGACCTGACCGTCAGCCGTCTTGACCTGGTACTTCGCCGGGATCGGCGAGGCAGGCGCATCGGCCGGCGGCTGGGCAGGCGAAGCGGCAGCCCCCTTTGCCAGCAACGAAGGGGCAGGGGCGGCCGGGGCTTGGGCGGCAGGCGCTGCAGGTGCAGCCGGAGTCGCCGCTGCAGGCGTCGGCGCTGCTGCGGCTGCCGGTGCCGCTGCTGCTGCCGGGGGAGTCGTGTCGAGTACGGCGTCGGTCATGGTGCATAGCTCCTTCTCATGGTTGGCGATGCGCCGACATTGGCGCACCGCAGTGGGAACAGGTCGCGCGCTGGAGCGCGGGGTATTCGGTGACGGGGTGCGTGCGCTTCAGGCCGCGCTGCACAATCAGGTGCGTCAACTCAGCAGCGCCGGACATCGAAGCCTCGCCGGCATAGAGCGCGCCGATGGCATCGTGCACAACCACTGCACGCTCGATGGCCTTCGCCCTGGCCTTCGGAGCCTTGATGCGAGGTGACTTCGGTTGCGCCTTCGCCGTGGCTCCAGGCAGCCCGGAAGCCTCATTGAAGAAGCCAGGGCCAGGCGCGCCACCAGACCGTGACGCGAAACCGACGATGATCGCGTCACCTGCAGCGAGCACGCCAGCGGCATCATGTGCACCGACGCTGCTGTGGTCTGCCGCGCCGCTGATCGTGGCGGCCTGGCTCGACAGCGCACCGGTTGAGGTGTGCAGCGTCAGATGCGCAGCCGCACCGGCGACCGTGGCCGCCTGGGCCGCCAGCGCGCCAGACGTTGCATGCTGGTGAGCCGCAGCGCCAGCAACGGTCGATGCCTGAGCCGCAAGCGCGCCGCTCGTCGTGTGCAGCGTCAAGTGCGCGGCAGATCCGGCCAGCGTGGCGTCTTGCGCCGCCAGCGCGCCGCTGGTGCTGTGCGACGCGCCTGCAGTCGTGTGGTCCGCGCTGCCGGCGATCGTGGCGTCCTGGGCGGCCAAGGCGCCCGTTGCCGCGTGCTGGTGAGCCGCAACGCCCGCAATGGTTGATGCCTGAGCCGCAAGCGCGCCTGTCGTGGTGTGCAGTGTCGCGTGTGCAGCGGTGCCCGCGATCGTGGCGTCTTGCGCCGTCAGGGCGCCAGTAGCCGCGTGCTGATGCGCCGCGGCGCCGGCGATCGTGGCGTCCTGCGACGCCAGGGCCCCGGTGGTCTCGTGCAGCGCCGAATGTGCCGCGGTGCCCGCGATGGTGGCGTCCTGCGACGCCAGGGCCCCGGTGGTCTCGTGCAGCGCCGAATGTGCCGCGGTGCCCGCGATGGTGGCGTCCTGCGCGGCCAGCGCGCCGGTGGTCGAGTGGGTCCCGCCGGACGCTGCAGGGAAAAACCAGTCGTTCCACGCAGCGATGAAGTCTGCGTTGTCGAAGCTCGGGCCGCGACTCGGGCGCTTTCTCAGTTCGGCAAGCTTCAGGCCGCTTCTGGAACCAGCTTTCCGAATCGACCGCCTCCACCAAGCCGAGCCCCAACCTTTGCGCCCCTTGCCAGTGATCGGCTGGCCGGTGATGAACAGGAATACCTCGGCACTGTCGGTCGTGCCTGCGGCATTTGTCGCCTGGAGCCTGAACTGCCGCCCGTTGTCTGCGCTACTCAGTGTCGCAGTGGTGTAGTCCTCGCTCGTCCCGCCGGTGCCGGTAGAAACGTTCGTCCACACCCCAGCGACCTGTTCCTGCCACTGGAAGCTGGTCGCTCCGGTTGTCGTGGCGTTGAACGTGGCGGTCGCGCCAGATGGTGCCGTCTGTTGAACCGGCTGGGCTGTGATGGCCGGTGGCGCGGGCTCGGTAAACACCACCATGAAGGTGTTGTTCCGATCCAGGCCGGCGTTTCCGAAGTTGCCGGTAAGGTTGCCTGATACCGCAACGGAACGAGTTTGCGCTCGCCCCAAGTGAACGGCAGATCCAAATGTCCCGAAACTCGTCCACCCCGACCCCGTCGAGGGGGTGCCACTTTGGACATCAACCCCGACCATCAGGCCAAAGGCTGGTGGCGACGTAACGTTGACCGTCAGCGTCGGGGTCGGATTGCTTCCGGTGTCAGTTGCTGACGTGCTGCCGAAGAAAGCGTCAACATCCGTGACTTCCCATGCGAACAGCATGCGGTTCGCGTCGGAAGCCCCAAACGTCGCCAGCAGATCAAGCGAGCCCGCGCCCGTCACTTCACAGGTGTAGACCTTCGTCGTCTCAGCAGTGCCCGCTTCGGTCTGCGTCTCGCGCTGGGTTATGGTCCCAAGCGTCGCGGTGCCGGAGTTCTGCGTTACCGTGCACGAAACGTTCGTGTCGGAGTTCGACAGGATGACGAGGAAGTTCCCAGCCGCGACGTTGGACGGCGCGTTGCCGGTGGCGATGGTCGTCGCCGCGGCTGATCCGTCTGCTCCCCATTGCTGAACGATGGAGCCTGCCATCTCAGGCTCCTAGTTCAACCGTGCGTCTCGACGTATGAGCCGCTGACCACGCTTGCCGTGGTGGTGTTGGGGACGAAGACAAGCCACGGGACCGTGCCGTCGTAGATGCGCGTGCCGAGTCCGGTCAGTGCGTCGGCCTGGTTGGGGATCAGTGCCTGCAGCGGGATGCTCGCGAGCTTGCGGTACGCCACCAGGTTGATGGTGCCGCTTGTCCACGTCGCCGAGAGAGTCAGAGACTGAACGGATCGCACACCTGTATCGCCGGCTTGTAGGCCGATGAAGTACGTCGCACCGATGGCGGAAGACGCCACCGTTGCGATGATGTTCGTTGCTGTGCGCCCGGCCGTGCCGGCCTGGTTGGTGTAGCTGATCGTGATCGTCGGCGTGCCTGCGCCGGTCGCTGCGCTGACCTCGACTGCGAGCATGACGCCAAGGCCTGTGGTCGCCGGCGTGTCGTCGGTGCCGCTGGTCGGGCAGCGGCTGGGCCAGGTTGGCGTCGTGCTGTTCTGCGCCGCCGTGCTGGTGATGGTGTATCCGCCATTGCTCCAGATGCGGTCGAGCACCAGCAGGCGCCCTGCCTGCGTTGCCATCGCGTCCAGATAGGCGAGATAGGCGTTGCCTGACGCGGGGTTGTAGTGCGGGATCGCACCGTTCGGGATCGTCGTCGAACTGTCGAGCACGGCACCATTCAACGTGCCGTTTTGCGACCCTGCGCCGGGCATACCGGCGAGCGGCCACAACGACGCAGGCCGCCCGGCTACAAGCGTCGCCGTGACCGACTTGGCGAACTCGATCGGCGGGCGAAGTCCCGCAAAGATGCCGTCGAGGGTCGTGATGGCCATGGCTCAGGCCGGCGCCGAGTAGGTCAGCGACGAACACGACACGGTGTCGCCTGCGCCAACAGTCAAGCCGCCCGACATGTTGATGTCGGAGGCCGAGGCCGCGACGGCGCAGTGCACCAGCGGCGTGGCGCCGTTGTCCAGCGTCGCGGTCGCCACCGGCGAGGCGTTGCCGGTCGCGTTCGTGTCGCTGGTGATGGCGTTGGCAGTGATCGTGCCGCTTGCCGCAGCGCCGAACGGCGTGGCCGACATCGGCAGCGTGGCCACCGCCGTGCCGGGCGCCGCGATGGTGCCGGTCAAACGAAAGCGCAGGTTGGCCGTCGCGCCGAGTGCGGTATCCACCGCATCGGCCAACGTGTTGCGCAGTGAGGTTGCGTGAGTGACAGCCATCTCTAGGCCTCCTTCGGTTGCTGTTCGTCTGGCAGCGGGTAGAAATCCAGGTCGTAGGTGTCGACCTTGCCCGTGTCCTTGCGAGTGACGTGGATGACCGCGTGCGCAACCGCCTGCTGCGCTTTCAGCGCGGCGGGGATGCGCTCAGCCTGGCCGGCCACTTGTGCGTCTTGCGCTCCGAGTTGTACGGACATGCTTACCTCTCGCTTGCGTGGATCTGTGCGTGGATGTGCTCGATGACAGCCTTGGCGCCGCAGTTGAACGCGGTCGTGTCGGGCTGGCCGGGAACGAATGGGGACTTGCCGAAGCGCGCCGTCAGGTCGTCGAGCACGGCTTGCCCGTCGCCGAACAACTCGAACGCGCTGCGGTACTGCTGAGGCGTTGCGAAGGCTTCGGTGCTCATGCCGTCGCCTTCACTTGCCGCTGCAGCGCGGCGTCGGTGGCCATCATCTGCGTCTGCTGAGCCTGTGCAGCCTGCTGCTCGGCGGCCTGCTGGTCAGCGCGAGACTTGCGCAACAGGGCCACGGCCTTCTCGTTGCGCAGCGCCTTGGACGGTGCGCCCAGGCTGTCGGCCATCAGGCGCAGCGAGGCGTCGGAGTCGATCAGATCCAGCGCCTCGGGCTTGCCGGCCTGCGCCATGACGAAGGCGTTGTTCTGCAGCCGTTCCAGCGCCGACACTTCCTCGAGCTTCTGAGCCCGAGCAAGCGGCGACTGGTAGCGGATCGTCAGCGAGGCGTCAGCCAGCGAGTCAGGCAGCGGCGGCAGTTGGCCGGAGCGCATGGCCAGGCCAAACACGCGCAGGATCGTCGGTGCCAGGTCTTCGGCCTGGAAGCGACCGAACAGCGGGCCGAGCAGCTGGCGGATCAGCGCCGCACGGGCGTAGAACTCGGTCGCCGTCTTGGTCGGCGCATCCACCGGCGGCAGCTGGTCGGCCATCATGATGCGGCGGATCTCGGCCCGCATCTGGTCGGCCTTGGAGAATGAGACGTTGAAGTCGGCGCCCGATGGCAGGGCCTTGATGGAGTCGACCGAGTTGGCCACGATGACCGACCCGCCCTTGACCTTGACCGTGCGCGGGTTCAGCACGCCGTCATCTTCGGCCACGTACACGCCGGCCACAGCGCGCGACAGGGCACGCGACTCGAGCACCAGCAGTTCGTTCAGGCTCTCGATCGTGGGCAGCGCGTTCGACACCGGGCCGACTGCGTAGTCCGAACCGGGCAGCGTCATCCAGCGTGCGACGACCACGGGCATCTCGTGATAGCCCGACTCGCGGACCACCTTCTTCTCGCTGACCTCGATGTGGCACGAAGCGATCGGCAGGTTCTGCTTGAGCCGGCCGCCGGACATGGCCAGGCGCCGCGGATAGATGGCATGCACGAACTCGAACTGGTCGCCGTGCTTGCCCTTGGTCACGCAGTCGCGGATCTTCTCGCTGACGGCTTGCTCTCCGTAGACCGTGATCGCCTGCTCGGCGGTCAGCTTGAACGCGCGGTACACGGTATCGACCGGTCCGCCGGAGCGTGAGCAGGCATAGAACACCTGCGCGATGGGCCACTGCTCGAACGTGAGGCCACCCTTCTCGCGGTCCTCGTCGATGTACATGGCGAACCAGCCCGCGCACACGGAATCGACCGTGCATTCGAACTTCGCCGCGTCGTAGTTGGCCGCGTGGATCGACTCCCACAGGAACTTCGCGGCCTCATCGAGCCAGCGCCGTTCCTCGTCCGACTCGTCGCCGGCATCCAGCGCGAACCAGACCGCATTGGCCGGGGTCATGCCAGACATGATCGAAGACGACAGCAGCCGGACCGAGTCCGACGCCGTCGAGTCCATGATCTGCGCCTTGCGGTTCTGCGCCGACTGCGCGTCCACCTGGTCGCCGTTCAGCCCGGCAGACCGCTCGGGGTAGGTCATCTCGAAGCAGCGGCGCCACACGTTCTCATGGCGACCGCGCTCCGACTTCAGCCCGGCCAGGCGCCGAAGGATCAGGCCGGCTTGGTCGTCGTCGGCCATCAGTAGCCGCCGATCGTCTTGCGCCGGTTGGGCTGGGTCGGGGTGGCTGGTGCCGCGGGGTTGAGTTGGCCTGCGCCTCGAGCGATCAGCGACTGGCTGATGTCGGGTGCGTCGCGGAATCGGCTGCCGGCCTGGCGCATGACTGTCTGCGCGGTCGACAGCGGGCTGTCACCGGTGCCGGGCTGCTCGCCGACGCCACCAGGTGCACCGCGGGCGATCAGGCTCTGCTGCTCGCGGCGGCGCTTCTGGTCCATGGCCAGCCGCTGGTTCGCTGAGGTGGCAGCATCGGCCTCAGCCTTCATGCGCTCGGCCTCGGCGTTGCCGGTGGACGATCCGCCACCGGCACCACCGCCCAGCAGCTTGCCGCCGACCGTGGCGCCGACTGCGCCGAGAACCATCGACACCGGATCGCACATGGCGTCAGGCCTTGCGCTCGACCGGAGCGGGAACGAGCCAGCCCTGTCGGGTCAGGATCGGGCTCTTGAGGGTGGCCAGGTCGACGTCGATCGCGTTCGGCACGTCGGCAGCGACAGCCGGGGCCGGCGTCTCGGCGACTGGCACCGACTTGGCTGCGTCATCGGCAGCGCCGGGGATCTTGGTCGGCTTGGTGGCCATGCTCTGCGCTCCGGGGGATTGGGACGCAGGCAATGTCGGCGAGCATAGGGGGAAAAATCTTTACGCTGTTTGCCTTAGCACGGCCGACACGGAGAGTGTCACGGTGCGCGTCGGCAGGTCGGTCCAGGCCAGCCCGGTTCGGTCGCACCACAGCTCGATCATCGCCGCTCCGGTCCAGAACGCCGGCTCACCGATCGCTTCCTCGGCAGTCCAGTTGCCCAGGCCTTCGCGAGTCACACCGATGTGGTCGGCCACCTGCTGCAGCGACATGCCCTGCTTGCGGATGTTGGCCAGCATGCGCGGCCAGTCGAGCCGGCGGGTTCGTGAGAGGGTCAGCATAGGCGCCTCACTTGCAGCGATGGTCGTGGCACTTCGGTGGCGGCGTGTCCTTGCGCGCATCGGGGTCGTCGTCGCGGCCACCGCCGCACGCGCACAGGATCAGGGCAGCCAGGATGATGGACAGGGTTTTCATGCGGTTCTCCGTTGCTTGATGCGTTGCAGCCACTGCTTGACCAGCGCGTGGCCTTCCTTCACCTGGTCGCCGAACATGCGCCGGGCGGCCCCTTGGTAGTCCTCGAGCAGATCGGCGCGGGTGACAGCCATCGCTCGAGCCTTGCACGAGATGCAGCCCGACGTGAACGAGTCGACGCGCGGCAGTTGCTCGGCGGCTTGGCAGGCTGGGCAGGTCATGCAGCCACCTCAGCCGGCGCGATCTTCACGAACACTCCAGGCGTCGCCCCGTAGCGCTTCTCCTTCGTCACCGCCACCACGCACACGTCATCGCGCCACACGACGCCGTTGCAGCCGTCGAAGATGGCCTTCTCCACGTTGTCGATGTCGGGCTTCGTGGTCGGGCGGATCTGCTGCAGCAGCGCGCTGGCTTGCTTCTTCTTCGACCAGCTGGCAGGCACTTGGCAGGTGATGGTCATGAAGACGTGGACGGCCTGGTCAATCAGCGCACCACCGTCCATGGCCTGGTGCGCGGCGTGAGCTACCAGACCCTCGTAGGCGACGGTTTTCTCAGGCGTGCGAAGTCCGGCGATCTTCTTGCCTCCAGCGGCGAACTTGAGCCCAGCGATGGGTCTGCCCTTGCCTTGAGGCTGGCCGGGGACGGTGAACGAGATCATCTAAGGCTTCCTTTCGTACACATTCGCCTAACGTGTCGATCCACCGGACCTAGCGGCCGGTGATCTTTGAGTTAGGCGTCTACAGCCGAGCCGCGCTCATAGCTGTACGGGATGTATTCCCACTGTGTCTCGCTCACAGAGGCGGCAGCGCGGTTGTGTGCGTCGTAGCACTCCGGGTGCATCTTGTTCGTGCTGGCGTCGCCACCGTCATAACAGCGCCAGCGCACGTAGGTTTCGCCAACTGCAATGCCTTCGCCGCAACTCATGCAGCGGTGCGGCTTCTTGGCTTTGTGCCGTTCAACGTCAGTGCAATGCATGCTCACTCTAGCTCGAATGTTAGATTACTACCCACGCCGCAATCACCAGCACCAGCGCCACAGCAAGCCAGTTCACGAGGCGGTCAGTGCGCCGATTGCTCTCGGCTGAGAGTTCGGCAAAGTCGGATGCCAGCTTCGAGTCCCGGGCATCCACCCCGAGCCCCGCCTCCTCCATCGGATCGAACCAGATCCGCGGGCTGTACTCGCGGCGGTCGGTCAGCGCGTCGTGCGCCTGGCGTTCGGTTT